AGTATATTTAGAAAATCCAGTAGGTATAGGAGAACACCCACAAATTGTAGATGAGGTAGATAAACAGATAAGTTCTATCTGTAAAGCAAAAGAGAAGCTAGAAGAATTAAAAAATTTTAAAGATTAACTTACTACAACACCATCTTTCCATTTCATATCTGGTAGACCATTTTCGTATGTCTTACCATCATATCTTAAAACTTGCTTTCTATTATTACCTTTTTCGTTATATGAACAATGAATCCAACCTTTTGCTGGATCATCAGGAGAATAATATTCAAGTATAAGTTGATCAAAGTCGCAGTTATTTTGAATCCAGTACGCAACCTTAATATTAGGTATACCATAAATCTCAAAGTCTGCCGCTTGGCCTTTTGCATGTTGGCTTGTTTTTTTGCTACCGATAGCTTCACAAAGAGCTTCTGACCGATATCCTGATGTTATTGTAACTGGTTTATCAAAGTGATTCCGTATAGGTTCAAGAACCTCATAGCATAAATCTTCTAAATTCTTAATATCTCCTGACCCTGGTGTATTATCTATGCCTTTTCTTTGTGCTGTCATAGATTTAGTAAATTCTTCTAAGGTAAAGTGCTTACTTAGTTGCATATATCCTCCTTAAATTTTGATGATTAGATTGTAAATTATTGTGGCCATTCCTATAATTAACATAGCTGTTGATGACATTACTATTTTTTCAAGCCTTTCAATTTTTTTTCCATTTTGTTCTATTTTTCTATTTGTTTCTTGTTGCATAATCCTACACAATTTCTCGTGATCATCAATCCTTTGATGTGCTCCAGTTGCAGAATAGTTACGAATTACCTTTTTTTTGACATATTTTCGCTTCATTATTAACAACCTCCACGACTTTTTCTTAATTGTTTTTTAGTTCTGCCTTTTCTTTTATGTTTATTCATACTACTTACCTTTTTAGGGTTTCTACCTATACTTGTACCCTTAAATTTCTTTTCGTAAACAATTTTTACTCCATACAGGCCTTTTTTTTTAGCCATTTATTTACCCCTATGTCTACCTCTTAAAAACTGAAAAAACGCTTGTGCGTTCTTCTCTCGGCTTTCTACAGGCATCTTTTTGCCCTGTTTTACTAAATTTTCTATTTTCTTTAAATAAACCAAAGCATCAATTAATTCTTCTTTCAAATCAACAATCCATTCTAGCATAGGTTTAGTATTTTTATGAATAGTTTTTTTAAATACTTTCATACCTTGTTTATGCCTTTTTATATGATCTTTTATAACTTCGTTTATTATAGGATCGTTTGTATATTTAGTCATTTTATGATATAAAATATTATGGGAGTTAGAAAGCCACTAGCCTGTAATCCACCATGACTACTTATTTTTTTTTTCATTATAATTAATTACCAACCAAATGATTATTGCACCTATTAAAATTGCAACCATACCCATAAAAAAAGCTAATATTCCATATTCAACTGTCATCTTTAAATTTTAATATAGGTTTTCTTTCATAATTTTTAATACCAATATGCTTCAAGTTACTTGTTAAATCTGCCCATATTTCTCCACCACATTGTGACCATAATTGACAAAAATAAAAATCTTCGCTTAAATATCTTTTAGTGTTTTCAGGGTCTTTTAGAATACCATTACCTTGTATTCCACAATCAAAAAAAGCATATTCTTCTTTACCAATAACTTCTGATGTTTCTCTTTCTTCATTTATTTTAGCTTGTACATCTGTTTGATATTTTATTAATGGATATTTATCTATAATAGTTTTAAATACTTTTCTTTCTATACACATAAAACCAGTTCCAGCATAATTTACTTTTTTAAAACCTTTATCGTTATCAGAAAGATCATATTTACCTAATGGAAAGTTTATACACCAACCTTGACTGGCATCTCCAGGTTCTATTGGTTCTTCATGTTTTATAGGGTAACCAGCGGCAGTTATTGGTTTGTCAAATAACAAAACTCTAATAAATTCTTGTGGGTGAAATATTATATCAGCATCTATAAAAAATAAGTGTGTATATTCTTCTTGTTTTAAAAATGTATCTACTAATTTATTTCTTGCTCTTGTAACTAAGCTATCTCTAATCCACATCATACCACAACCGATCTTAGCTTGTAAAAGTGTATCTCTTGTACTTATAATAGATGATATAGTTTGTAAGTGTATCTTTTGGTCAAAAGCAGGAATACAAATTAGAACATTTTTTTTCATCTTAAATCTCCAGTAACTATTTTATAAATTGTTCCAATAGGTTTTGGTAGTTTATTATTAGATGAACATGAAGAAAGTAATATTAATATAAATAAAAGGCAGGTGAGTTTGGTGGTTTGGTGGTAAAACTCACCCACCAGCTTTCGGTGTATCATTGTTTGAACCAAGATGGAAGCCCTAAATGCTTTCTTTTATCATAAATATTTTTATCAGCATCTTTAGATTTTTGATTATTATAGTGTAAAAATACTTGTGCGCAGTTATCTCCTTGAAATTCTTCTCTCCAATGTTCTAAAACCATACCTTGATAAACTAGCATATCTCCAGGTTTTAAATTAATAGATATACCTTTATTATTACTAGAAGCTGTATATTTTTTACCATCTGGTATGCCTACATTTTTTTTTGCTTCTAAATGTATAGGCCAAGGATCACCACCTAAATTAAGTGTTGTAGATATTTCACAACTAAATCTGTCTTTATGTCTATGTAATATATCACCAGTTTTATATATTCTTGCATAAGAATATGTTGGATTTAATTTTAATTTTGTATGTTTTTCCATTACAGGTAAAGTTCTAAGTAAAAGAGTTTCCATAGCTATATCTGCATAGTGAGAATATGTATTAGGCACTTGTTCATCATTCCAAACACCAAACTCAGTTGTAAATGGAGAAATATATCTAGTATCAAACAAAGTTCTAGCAACCTGTCTTTTCATTAAGAAATAATTATAAACAAACTCTGCTATTTGTTTAGGTATAGCTTCTTTAATTACGCAGTATTTATTTTTTTGAAAACTCATTTGATACTCTTTTCTTTTGAAATGCTTGTTTCGACAGCTTTTATATTCCAATGTATAAATCTAAAATCATCTAAACCAGCATCTACAACATATTGATGTGGTGTGTAACCTGGAATAATTATCATAGTACCTGGTTGTATTTTAAAATGTATTTGTTCACTAGCCAAAGTTATTTTACTTGTATCTTTTTGTGGTAATTTTGTCATTCTAGCACCCATACGAGGATCATGTATAACTGGTACAGATGTTCTTTCACTACATTTTAAAAAGTAAAAACCTGAAACGTGTTGATTCCAATGAACATGAGTATCGTGATGACCACCACCTTTTCTACTAAACTCTTGAACCCAAAATTCTGTAAAGTGTAAACTATGGTTTCTCAAATCAAAACCTTGCCAATCTAAAAATTCAAAACTTCTAGCACCACAAAAATCTACAAACTCTTTAGCTTGTGGATCATTAGAAAAACTTTCACTATGTTTAGATAAACCAAAATCTCCAATAGCTTGTTTCCATTTTGGTTCTTTTTTTAAATTTTCTTTTAAATTTTTTTCTGCTTTTTTAATATATTTGTTTGTTAATTTATTCATAGATTTTAAAAACATAGGTGCTTGTGCTACCCATATTGGAGTAGAAAAATAAAACTCACTCTTAAAATCTACATGGTTTTTTGGTTTGTTGCTTCCACCTTGTATCATATTATCTAAAAGGATAACCTAGATTCCATATTACTAGACTATACCTTACTCCTTTCGTTACTGGTTTAACTCTATGCCATACAAAAGAGGGAAATACAACAAGACTACCTTTAGGTAATATTTCTGTACAACTTCTAATTGCAGGTTTTTTATCAGGGTCTTCATTTCTAAAATCAAATTCTAATTCACCACCTTTATATTCTTGTGGGTCTGTTAAAGAAACTGTTACTGATAATTTTCTAATTTTACCTTTTGTTGGACCATCTTCCATATATGGTTTATCCCAACTATCACAATGCCAATCATAATATTGTTTTTTTTTATAAATTGTAAATTGACAGCTTTCTGAATAATCCCAATCAAAATTCCAACCTGCATTGTTATTTGCTTGATGTATATAAGGTTGTATTTCTTTATAAATCCATCTATCATTTAACCATACTATATTTGAATCTCTTTTTTTTTTAAGATCAGCTATTTCATCTTTTGTAAGTGGGTTTTTTGTTAAATCTCTATCTCTTCCAAATCCACCTGTTAATGCTTGTACTTCATTTTCTTTTGAAGCTATACCATATTTGACAATATCATCACAAACTCTTGGTGGTATAGCTGATTGAAAATACCAATAATAATTAGATATATTCATAAGTTGATATTAATATTGTTTGAAGTTTGCTTGATTTATTTTCTGTAATATAAAATCTTTGCATACTAGGAAATATGATAAATTTATTGTTTTGTAAAGGAACATGCCAAGTTCTATTTACTCTTCTGTTATCATCATAGTGTATTACTACTTCTAGTTGTTCTTCTTCATCAAT